TTTTACCTTGTACATGGTCAGTAATGTATGTTACACTGTTTAGAGCTTGCCACCAGCTACCTTCAGCATAGTGAGCGCCAGGTTGTACTTCAAGAGCATCATAACAAAGTTGAGCATTCTTAGATAGATCGCTGTATTGCGTAACTGGTGCTCTTTCGCCTTGCTTACGTGATGTGCTTGGAAATACATCGTTATAGTACTGAATCAGAGATTCTGCTGTAGTTCTCTTAGAACCAAGATGTAGAGCCATTTCTTTGTACATAGCAAACTTTTCGTGTGCAAGACCAAGTGTATCTTTTACACTATCTGCATCGAATGCAACTCTGTGATTTAGCTTAGCACCTTTAGTACTTTCTTGCTCAAGTGATAATGTAAGAGTATTGTTACATACAACTCGTATTGGCGTGAACTTAACATTCAGCGCTTTACCATACTGATGAGGATTTGAGAATAATAAGAATGATTCGATTTTATCATCACCAAAGATATCAAAAGACTCTTTGACTTTAGCAAGTGCCCATACCATTTGACCACCTTTAAGTGAACCAGCTGTATGCATCTCCATATCACCTGACATTACAAACTCGTTGAAGAACTCAAATGCTTCATGGTTTTGTACTGGATGCCAGCCACTACCAACATTTGTTAGTATTTTAGAGTCAGAAGATCTGACTAGAGATTTTTGACCTGTTGGGATCTGTCTACCGTCGTGTTCTACAAACGATGGTACTTCATCGACTGACCAATCAAGACCTGCTTTTTCAAGCATCATCATTGGAGTTAGTTCGTTTGAGACCTCTACACCAAGGCCGTGCCATGGGAGTTCTCCGGCGTAAGCCATTGTTTCTATTTCATGTGACATATAATTTTCCTTTATTTTGTCTATAGGTATATTATAGCATGGTTCTGTTCATATGTACACACTTATTTTACATTATTTTATAGTGTGTTAAAAATGTTACATAAGAGTTAGCAGCTTATTTTCTAGTGCTTTTATACGTATATTTTGTTTGTTTACTGTTCCATTTAATAAGGATAATAAGACTGCATCATATAATCTTATATTTGTTTCTTTAAAAATATTAAGAATTGCTTGAGTCTCAAAAAAGCCAAATTGATCTAAATCAATAATGTATGGTTTGCCTTCTGCAGTTACTATTATATTAACGCCAGAAATATCATCTGCAAATAGCCTAGGCTCTGATTTATGACTTAGCTTTAATAATGAATATAAAAACTCATTAATAGTTTTAACTAACGTTATTCCCCATTCAACATCTTGTGTTCTTTGAATATAGTCAAATAAGTTTTCACCTTCTATAAATTCGCATTCATATGATTCATTGTCATATGATATAAGCTTAGGAATTAAGGGGTGATTTAAACTTTGTAATACTTTAAGCGGAGCATAATGGTCATTAGTATTTTTGAGTAGAGAGCCATTTGGCTTCATATTCTTTTTAAAAGTTTTCATAATCATATCTATAATAAAAAAAAGGGGACACTAAGTCCCCTTTCCACCTAAGTATTTCACCTGAGGTTTGGTTTTTATTCTGAATAACTTTAGCAAGAAAACTTGTATCTTATCCATAATAACTCCTATTAGAAGCTGAATGCTACTCCAACAGTAACATCGCTATATTTCATTTTGTTTGTCATAGACAATTTTGAATAGCCTGACAGGCCAGCAGAAATTGGCATAGTGCCTTTTACGCTAAATCCGTCTACTGCAATTGCACTTCCGCTTGTATAAGAGAAATTAGCTGCAGGTCTAATTGTAATGCCAGCAACAGCAGCAGTCATGCCTACGTCACCTGACCATTTTTTTGCTTTGAATGCATACTCTAAAGATGCATCTGGTTTGATTGAAGACAATGGTCCGCCTTCAGCGAATGCAGCAGTACTTGAGAAAGCAATTAGTGCAGAAGCTAGTAGTATTTTTTTCATGTTTTATTTTCCTAAAATTAATTTAAATGCGACTTTTCTGTTGCCAAGCAAGTCGTCAGCTCCGTTAAATTAAGCCGCTAGGGCGAATCCACGAGGTGCAAAATTTGAGTTTGCGTTTAGTTTTTTTGATCTATGCGCGATCACCCGGCAGTCTCCACTTCCCTACATCGTCCGTCGATTCTATTTCTGGCCCATCAGAAAAAGATTAGATACATAATACCAGCTAGCAATGTAATGTCAGCAACTATACTCCAAACGATGTATAGTCGAAACGCCCATTTACTGACTAGCTTCATCATGCTAATCTCCTTTTGGTGGACCAGTCGGGTACCGCCCCCGAGTCCGATCCGATTTGAAGTCGCTTCAGCAACTGCAGTCTTATTTAGCTATAATACACTAAATAAGACTGGTTGTACACAATATAAAATGATATTTATTCTTTGTGTGACATAATAGTTACACTATTATTTGCGTTCCCATATTGACCATAAGATCCATACAGCTACTAAGCCGATCAATCCTTCAGATCCAAGAGAAGACATTATGCTTGAAACATTGCCTATTACACTTACGTCGCCCATGAATGGCATTACGCCCATTCCTAGAACTTCGACGATGATAGCTAATGCTGCAAGTGAGACACCTACGTCAGCTAGGCCAGCGGCCCATGATCTGACTTTTGATAGTACGTCCATAGTAAATCCTTTCATGATAGTTACTATGAGAATATTTATATCATTATTGGTTTTTATCGTGTATCGATAGCTGAATAAGTGCGTAATGCATTATTTTAATTAGATCTTTACGTTGTTCGGCATGATTGCCTTTCTTGCCATAACGATTAGAATATTTGTCTATATTGCCCATACAGAACCCTGTACCATGACCGCGCTCTACGATGATCTCTGTGGACTGGAAGCCATTCTGAGAGTAGTGCGAATTATATGTAGCATCAACATATTCTTTAAATTCAGATATTAAATCATTTTCATTAAACTTATAATCAATATCAGGATATATTCTTTTGTCTAATGGTTCGTACCATTCTTTACTTGCTTCAGATCCTACTGTGTCAGTTGCATAAGGTTTAGTCACTTTCATTATTTGCTCATATGTCATATTTTTTCTTTTCCAATTAATAAACTTATTCATATTATACCGCATAAAATTACCTTTGTACACTGTTATATTTCCTTTATTCCAAAGCACCAGTTTTCTGCAGCACTTTCTAAATAATGAATAGATTTACCTGGAAACTCTTCATTTTTTACATGACTTCCATCTACGTAAAAGTCTATGGATAATACATCTGAATCAGGTGATATCATTATATTGCAATGCGAATCTTTGAGGGTATTATGATAATACGTCGATATAGTTTTACTCATAGGCTTAGTATTCTCCATTGGAAATATTGTTGCGATAGCTTCAGCACATGCACGAGCAACTTCCATATGCTCCTTCTGTGTACCATTACCAGATCGTAATTCAATATAATGAATCCAGCTTCGAATCGTGCCATTCATCAATAGACGACTTGACATTAATCCTTCTGGAAGAACAGCTCTTGCTTGTTCCTTTGCAACGCCATTATCAATGGCCCATTTGTATGCTTCTTTCGAAGCCTTTATAACTTTGTTTTGTTGTGCAGACCATAACATCTGCAATTTAGTATCATCAGTATCTATACTATTCTGACGATTAGTTTTATCCTGCAGCCTTGCTTCTCGTATTACAAAATCAAGATCCTTTGTAGGATCTGCGTATCTCTGACTAAACTCTTGGAATGAGAATGATCTGTGTCGTAAGATCTGACGCGCAATGTCTCTTGTAGTTTCTATTTCAATGCATGCAGAAGCCATTTCGAACGGTGACCAATGCTGGTGTTTCTTCAGATAGGCAAGTAGCTTATCGGCCTTATCCATATTCATTTGGCCAGAAGGATTAGATACTTTTGCACAGTATGCAATCAAATCACTTACATCATTTAGACCAGTAAAGTTTTCAGTAGCTTTGGAATAACTAACGAGTTTTACCTTCATTGTATTTTAAATCCTTTAAATTTTTCAGAAGCTACTCTTTCACCTGATTTAGTTGCATCAAATGCTGGAGTATCTTGTACTAAGTTTTGCTGATTCTCATCAGCGTCTGCTAATCGCATTTTTGATTTATCTATACCAAGAACAAATCTTTTATATGTCGATATATCATTATATCTATTCTTTAGCTGTTTTACCATAATCTGGCCCATCTTCTCGAGCTCTTCAGATGATACAAGCG